AGCAGAATTGGGAGCTTAAAGCTATGTTTGATGAGATTCTTAGAAAAGAAAAGGATGCTAGAAAATGAAATATTTAAAAATATCAATTGTTTTGTTTTTTGCTGTATTTACCAGCATGAAATACGCCAGAGCCGACAATGAAATGGCTTATACATCAAATAGGGCTGGAGGAAGTATGTTTTTCACATACAGCCCTTGTGTTTATCTTTCTACTGGCGAAAGAGTTCCTGACCAATATTATGTTTACAGCACCGATAAAACAGGATCAAAAATTACTGATGGCTGCTATTCCTATAAACATCCCTTTTACATGATTCAATGGAATAAAGGCGGAAATACCAACATTAATGTTAATTCTGTGAATGTTTTGAAATGATTACTCTTTTGATTTGGATTTTTGCGATTACTGGCGCAATTTGCTGGCTGATCTTTTTTTTGATGCTTATTTATATTTGGATGGATTTATGATTGGCAAAAAATTTGAAAGGCTTATTGTTGTTGAATTGGCTGGAAAACAAAATGCTCATAATGTTTGGAAATGTCTTTGCGATTGTGGAAATGTTTGTTTTGTAAGAACTTGCACATTAAATAGCAAAAGACAAAAATCCTGTGGATGTTTAAAGGCTGAACTTTCAAAAACAAGAGCAACAAAACATAATGGATTTGGAACTGAGGAATATGGCATTTGGCAAGGAATATTGGCTAGAACTCATTATTCAACAGCTACTAAATTTCATAGATATGCTGGCAGAGGAATTTCTGTTTGCAAAGAATGGCTTAATTTTGAAAATTTTTTTAAAGATATGGGAAAAAGGCCATCAAAAATACATTCAATAGACCGAATAAATAATGATGGAAATTATGAGCCTTCTAATTGCAGATGGGCTACACCTAAAGAACAAGCAAATAATAGGAGCTAAAAATTACTACCTTTACTACTGAAGATCGAATTGCTGCCATTGAACAAGGGACTGAAGCCTGGCATCAGCTAAGACTGGGCAAAGTAACGGCTTCTAGGGTTGCCGACATACTCGCCAAAACCAAAACAGGCCCTTCTGCTTCTAGGCAAAACTACCTGATTGAATTGGCTATCCAGCGAGTTACCAACTCCATTCAAGAATCTTACTCCAATGCTGCTATTGAATGGGGAAAAGATCAGGAAGCCAGCGCCAGGGTTGCGTATGAAGTGAAATCAGGAAACTTTGTGGATCAGATTGCTTTTGTGGATCATCCAACAATTTCTTGGTTTGGTTGCTCTCCTGATGGTTTGGTAAATTTGGATGGACTTGTTGAGATCAAGTGTCCGAATAGCGCAACACATTGGGGATATATCAAAGCTGATGCGCCACCTAATAAATATTTTATTCAAATGCAAGCTCAAATGGCTGTTACAGGCCGTCAATGGTGCGACTTTGTATCTTATGACCCAAGAATGCCAGAGCGCAGCCAGCTCTTTATTAAACGCATTCCAAGGGATCAGGTTTTTATTGATGAAATGCTTGTTGAAGTTAACAAGTTTTTAAGTGAAGTAGAAGTTGAAGTGCAATTAATGAAAGGAAAGTGATGCTAAAAGAAGTGAAACTGGTATTTACTTGCAATATTGCAGGGTATAACACCAACAAAATAGAGGCGGAAGATTTCAAGCGATTTTTAGAGCAACAGGCTAAAGCCTATGTAGGCGCTAAAGATATCGGAATATTGGGCAATTGTGCTTTAACTATTAATTCAACAGAGGAATAAAAATGGCAATTAAATATTATGTAAAAGCGCCAGTATCTGAATATACAGATCAAACTGGTCAAAGCAAAAAACGCTATCAAACCATTGGGATCGTTACTGAAACTCAAAAAGGCGATTTGATGGTTAAGTTGGAATTAATTCCGCTTTTGGGTATGAAAGAAGGCGCTGTTTGGGGCTATTTAAACCCTCCAGAGGATAAACCAGCAAAACCAGCAGAAGCAGCTCCAGCAGCAGATTTAGCGGATCTTGAATCAGATATTCCATTTTAAGGAGAGTTAACATGAAAAAAATCGCATTAGGAATTTGGTTGGCAATGGCAGCAACTTTGGTTTATGCCAACTGCACAACAAGCACAGTAACTTATAACGGCAAGTTTATGACTTGCACCACTTGTTGCTATAACGGCAATTGCAATACAACTTGTTTTTAATATGGAAATGAGAGATCAAATGGCGATTGACATATTAAGCGCCATTATTCAAGCGAATTGGCAATTTTTGATTAGTGAAGAAAAGGATTGGGATCAAAATGCCGTTGAAAAAGCCTATAAATTGGCTGATTTAATGCTTAAAGAAAGGGAAATTAAAAATGTCTAACCAACATATTTGGACTAAAGCTGGAACTGATATTACTTTGCGCTGGAGATTGAATGGCTGGATACCGCCATCTGAACTTCAAGAATACAAAGATAAATGGAAATATTTCCAAAATCTGCCTATGCGCCAACTTGATGATGCTGCCAAAGAGCAATATGAACAAGTTTTACGCAAAGCAAAAGTAGCGAGGATTAAATGAAATCAGAAGGAGTTCCATTTGCAGGGGAAATAAAAGTGCCTGAAAACGACTGCGAGGAGATATTTTTTCAGCGTTTTCCTGATTTCTTTTATGAAGGCAGCACCGCATTAACTCTTTGGACTATGGCCTGGCAAGCAGCACTAGACCATAAAGAATCCAAAGAGCCGTTAATACAGCTTATTTAGTCTTGGGATGAGCCTTATCCATAGGCTCTTTCTCATGCTTTCTTAGGGCTTGTTTAAGCTCATATACGCCATTACGCAAAGCAATTACTTCTTTTTCTTCACGCTTTTCATGCGCTTTGGTTTCTTTGTAAAATTTATCTGCCATTTTTACGCTCCTAAAATATCCATAGCTTTATGGATTTTGTTAATTCTATCGTCTAAACCATTAGTTCCGCCATTAATGCGCTTTGTCATGGTTTGCCAATCTTCAGCATCAGCCAAAGCATTTAAATTCTTTTTGTTCCAAAACCATCCAGCAGATAAAGCAGCATTCTCTGGCTCTAGGAGAAGCTCAGGATGATCCGCAAATGGTCTGCCTAATGCAAGCCCACATACTGTGAAATTTGAACGCCCTGTGAGCTGAATAACGCCTTTTCCAGAAAAACGCCATCCATCCCCATCTTCTGTATTTCCAAGATCAGCTCTACCGCCATAAACTTTATTGGCTATCTTTTCAGGTTGATGCTCATAACGCTCTGCTGTATCCATATCAGGGAAACGACTGGGCCATGTTGCCATCAATCCTTTTGCGCTGTAATTTAGGTTTTCCTGAAGGACTTTGAAATTATTAGATTCATGCTGGCATTGACCAATAAAGGCTGCCTGACGAGTTGGCGTATCTATGCCGTATTTGGCAAAAGTATCATTCAATGGATTAAGCCATTTGGCATCAATTCCAAGGGCTTTTAATTGTTCTAATGTCATTTAGGGCTTCCGCCTGGGCATCCTAATACCCAGTAATAATTATTTGATAGCCTCATATTTTTTATAACAGGCTTCTAATTCTGTCCGCAATTCGTCTGCTCTGGCAGCTTCCCTGATAAGAAAAGTGCCATCCTCGGCATAAAGGGACAGCCCAGTTCCACACGATCCAAGGCTGGTTTCTGTGGAACGACTGGTGCGCTTACGCAACTCACTAACAGCATCGACAAGCTGAGTATTAATAGCTTTAATTTGAGCATCTTTTTCTGTCCTTATTTTGTCGGCATCCGCTTGGTATTGGTGTTCTTTTTCTCTGATGGTTTTTTCTTGTTTGCTTTGCTGATAGGAACAGCCATTAACAAACCCACCACAAAATAGGGCCACACCAACAACAGCAATAATGGCATATAGGTTTATTCCAAACATTAGACCAGCCTTGGACTAAAAGCAAAAGTGGCAGGGTAATCGGCTATAAATGCAGCATTTGTAGGATCATTTACATATTGAGGATCTACTAAAGCACGAATATTCCAGCCTAGGTTCAAATACAGAGTTTTGCCAAACATGGGCTTAAAAAGCACATATTGAAACAAACCATTGCCTTTAACCAGCAAATGCCCAGGATGGCTCTCATCACAATGCAAATCGCCTGAATAGCTCATGCCATCAGTTCCATGCAAATACTTCACAGCAAAGCCATAAAACGGATTACGCCATAACCATTGAACTCTTGACCACCAGCTATGACTATGCTTTTCTTGCCAGCCATGATCGCCATCTAAGCTATTATCAGGCGTCTGAAACCAAGAAAGCCATTTAAACAATCTAGGGCCAACTCCCCATTGAGTTCCATTGTCTAACCAGCCTTCTTTATCTTCCTTCAATATTGCAAGAATAAAAGCCAAAGGAAAGGTTAAAACTGTGCCAATTAAGTTAATAATGACTAAAAAAGGGTAGAGAATAATGCTCATCTGATTGGTTCTTTCGTATTTAATCTTAAAATTATGCCGATCATTCCCACCAAAAAGAAAGCTGGAGCATAATATTTTTGATCAAGCCATCCTTCTAGCCTTGGAAAAAACATTTCTAATCCACTAACAATCATGACTAACGATGAAAACCAAATAGTCTTTGATTGGCGTATTCGTTTCATTTTTTAATAAAGAAAATGTCTGCCAAAAAGCTAACAACGCTGCCAACTACTCCAGCAACACCCATCAAAGCCCAAAGAGATCCCTTGGATCTTTCAGCCATAGACACTAATTGCTCAAGTTGCGATTCCATTTTGTCCATCTTTTTTTCCATAGAATCAAACTTTTTTTCATAATCCTCAACTTTTTGCCAAAGAACGCCATATTTGACAGGATCAATCTCAAACGCCATTGGAATCTCCATTAAGTTTTCATTATGAAAGCGAGTGAATAGTAGAGAGGCTTATTAGTGCCAGCCGATGTCATTACATCAGCAGCCACAAAACCGCCATTATCGGCAACTGCATAAGTAGAGCCAGATCCAACAATAAATTTATCTTGAAGATTAGGTGTTGAATTTAAGCCATCGCAAATAACATATCCAGCAGGAATAGAGCCAATAGATCCTGACCACATAATGATAGAACCGCTTGGAATTGGGTTGCTTACTAAAGTGGTATTTGGGATTCCATAAATATTGTCATAAGTGGCAATAGTTACATTGCTGGAATCTTGAAGGATAAATTTATAGGAAACGCCTTCAGTAAGCCAAATCTCAAAAGGAGGCCGACCATCCACGCCCAAAACGATAGGATTGCTATTGGCAATATTACCGCTTGAATCCAAATAAGTAGGAATGGGAGTTGAGCTGCCAGCTTGATAGGTGAATAAATATCCAGCATTTAAAGGCAAACCAGTTGTTGTAAAGAACTGAGCGCCATTGCCAATTGGGGAAAGTAATACAGTCATATCAATCCTTTAACATATCTTCAAGTTTAGTGCCTTTGCCTTTTACTACGCCAGCGCCAGGCTTTGTTGCTTCTGCTGCTTGTTTTGCAGTTTTACGCTGCTGCATCCATTCGCCACCTTTTTTAGTAGCAGCTCCAACAAAAGGAATATTCATACTAGCTCCAACTACTTCAGCAATGGCAGGAGCATATTTTTGAATCATTTGAGATCCTGCTGGAACTGTATTAGAGAAGTTTACAAAAGAGCCTTCTGGAGTTGCTTTTGTATAACGAGATACTCTAGCAAACTTTAACAATTCAGCAGCATTTTCTTTGCCAAATAAAGGCTCTAAACGACCATTTAATTGCAAATCATCAATGTAATTAGCCATCTTCATAGGATTAAGATTGCCACTTCCATCGGTAGATTCACGAATCATGTAATCCATAGTGCCTTGGGCAAAGTTTTGCTTTGCAACTGGATCTCTATCCAAAATTTCCATAGCACTTGCAAAATAGTCATTTTTAGAACGAAAAGCCACTTTTGGAACAAAATCTTTGCTGTCCAAACCGCCTCGGCTTGCTTGACCATAAAAAGGATTATTGGATTCTAAATCTCTATTTGCTTTAAATAGGCTTCTTGCCTCATCAGCAACAGCTTTAATAGCTCCAGCCTCATTAGCTAATGGCATTTGCTCAAGCTGGTTGCGAACAACGCTCAAAGCATGAACAGTATTGCCATCGCCAGCTTTTTCAGCTTTTCTGGATTCTCTAGCAATTTGAGTTCTTAGGCTTTCAAATAAATTCAAATTCATTTGTTTTGTTCCATCAGCATAAGCATCAATTCGCTTCATAATCTGACTAGGAACAAAATCTTGAATATCTTCTGCGCCAAGAGCTTCTCTAGCTGTTGTGCCAAATGTTTTGCCATCTAGCTCTAATTTTCCGCCACCAAGATTCTTTAATTCTTCATATTTGGTTTTGGCAGCAGCCTCATTTTTTCCAATTAAATCATCAATTGCATTGATCGCATGGGTTGAATTTTCAACATAAGAAAGCCCTTTAACATCAGGCGTAAACTGATTCTTATAAGATTCAGCTTTTTCTTTAAGAATTTGGTTTTGTTCATTGAACTTTTCTACCAATTTCTCTTTAATTCCACGCTCATTACGCTCAATTGAGATCAAATTAGGATCTTGTAAGGCTTGTCCTTCTGTCAATGTAAGCCTTGGATCAATAGACATAGCTTCATTTTGACGATTTAAAGCGCCCTCATCTATTTGCTGACCAGCTTGTTTTGCTCTCTTTACTTGCTCTTGAAGGAGTGGGTTTAAAGGCGCTGGTGCTGGCTCTACAACAGCAGCTTTTGGTGCTGTCATTGGAGCTTGAGTAGGAGATACTCCTGTTGGAGCTTCTGGCGCTGCTGGTGCTGCTACTGGAGCTTCTGGAACAACAGGCTTTTCAGCCATACCAATACCAGCTTTTGCCTTTTGAAACTCTGAACTAATTTTTTCTATGCCAGCTTTTGCATAAGGCTTGCCTACTTCTACTGCTTTTCCACCAGCTAAAGCCGTTAAAGCATTCATGTAATAGGCAACATCAGCCTTTGGAAGGCCAGTTTGACGAGAAAGCCAATCTGCGCCTTTGTCATAATTTTCGCCAATGTATTGCATAAAACGATTGCTGGCTTCCTGTTTATAAGCAGGATCTTCAGTAATTCCAAATGCTTTTCCAAATGGCTTATCTATTGCGCTGGTAATGTTTTGAGTGATTTCCTGCGCTCTTTCTGGGCTTGTAAACAATCTTGCTATTGGCTGCGCCACAAATCCAACTGCGCTTGGAATGGCAGATCCAACAGTTGTATCCAATACAGAAGCAACGCCCTTGCCAATATCTTTTACTGCTGGCTGATTGATTGCTTTAACTGCAACAGGATTTTGAGCAAAAAACTCTGCGCCTTTCAATATATTTGTTGGCGATGGCCCAGCTCCAGCAGTTACAGATTCTGGCTTGTAAGGCTTTAATTCACCCAATAGCGAATTAATGTCATATTCTTTGGCTGCTCCAACTGATGTATCTGATGGAGAAAGTCCCTTTAATAGACTATTAATGTCATATTCTTGAACTTCAGTTGCCATTATTGGCCTCCGTTAACCAGTTTCAATAATGTCTGTCTTTGTAGCTCAAGTTTTTGACGATCTTCAACACTCATAGAACCAAGTTCTTTTTGAAGCGCCTTTAAATCATCAGCATCTAAACTAACCTTTCCTTGTCCTTCTCCAACAATCCCAATATATTTCATTAATTTTGGATTCTGAGCCAATTTAGCAAACTGATTGTTAAATTGAGCAACTCGACCAAAATTAGGATTAGTTGGATCTCCGCCATTATTCAATACGCCTTTGGCTTGCAATTCCTGAGTTGTAACCCAAGCATTGTCCTGACGAATTAAATCTATCAATGCCTCTTTTTTAAGCTCTAAAGAACCATAGGCTTTGCGTTTTGCATCAGCATCGGCATCAGATTTAGGGGTTAAATTTTGAACCCTTTGAGCCAAATATTTAGCCAGTTCTTGTTCTTTTGCGCTCAAGTTTTCTTGCCTAATTTTTCCAGCAATGTAGCTTTGAACAGATCCAGTATTAACGCTAGGATCTTTTAATAATGTAAGAATATTGCCATTAATGGTTTTGACAGTTGGAATATGACCAAATTCACTATTTGGGTTATTAAACTGATCTTGAGCCTTTGCAACTGCTCCTTGAGTTTGTGCAACTCTAGCATTAAAGTTTGCAGGAGATTCATTAGGCAACTGTTGAAGCTGACCTCCTGCTGGCATACTCATTTGCTTTGAAGTTACGCCACCAGCAGCAGGAGCGCCTTGGCTTCCAGAAGGAGCATTCATAGCTGGTGCTGCTGGAGCTTTTGCTGGAGGAGTTGGCATTGCTTCTGGAGCTGCTTGAGGAGAAAGCGCAAAACCGCTTCCTGTTGGCTGGCTTCCTGGCGCTCTGCCTCCACCAATGATTACTGGTCTGCCTGTAATTGGATCTGTTGTAACTTGTGGAGAAATTGTTGTAGCTGTTGCAGGGCCTACTTGAGTTCCTGGAGCTGTGTAAGCCAATGGGCCACCGCCAGCCATAGGAACAACAGCACCACCAACATTGGTTGCTTGTGCGCTTGGGAATAATTTCTCTAATTGAGATTCAGCAGATAAGGAATTGGTTGCATGACGAGCAATAAAAGCACGATTTTCTTTATCAGTTCCGCCTTTTGGCAAATCCATTAATGCTGCTTTAATAGCATCAGGAGGAGCGCCAACATTTTTCATTGTCGTTAATACATGATTTTCAATATCTTGATCAGTTACAGGATCTTTTTTATTCAACAATTTCAGCAAATCTCTAGTAGATTGTTGTTGATGTTTTAAGCTGTTTTCAAGCTGAAAAGTGTTTGATTGAGCTTTGCCAGCAGCAATTTCATAAGGCAACAATTCTTGTTCTTTTTGATATTGCTGTCCAGCACGACCAAGGCTAACCAATCCAGCAGCTTGAGCTGGATCAACGCTTATTGGTTTTACCATAGTAGCGATTGGAGTAAAGTCTGCCATTTTTGTTCCTTAATTAAGCTGGTCTAATTCCAAATCCACCGCCAGATCCGCCTTCTGATCCATACATTTGATACATAGATGGAGATCCACCACTTGAATAAGATTGAGGAGCTAAAGAAGTTGATCCGCCACCAAATATTTTTCCACCAGTAACTTTATCTGCCAAGTAAAGATTTGAAAGAGTATTTACGCCACCAGTTACTGCATTTGCCATACCAACTTGACCACCAGCTTGAGCAGATCCAGCATTAACAATATTTGAGCCAACTTGTCCTGCACTAACAACTCCAGGGCCAGTAGTTTGACCTAAAGAAGTTTGACCTAAACCAGCCAAAGAAGCTAATCTGTTATAAATATTGGTTTGCCCAGTTTGGCTTTGATTAAATGATTGAGCAGATTGAGCAATATGAGAATTTAGACCAAGAGCATATTGATCCATGTATTGCTTTAAAGCATTCCCATATTCATTTGATGCAAAATTTTGAGTGTAATCTTGCAATCCTCTAAAGGTATTCCCTGACATTGTGCCACCAGCCAAATTAGCAGCAGCTCCAACTTGACCTTGACCTTGTTTTAAACGGAAGGCATAACCAGGGGCTAAATTTTCAGTTAATTGTTTAGGGCCAAAAGTTTGATATTCTGGATACCATTTATATTCTTCTGGCGTTTGCAATAAATAACCAGAGCCTTTGGTTTGGCCAGCATAGTTGCCTTGCATATCATAAGTAGGGCTTTCTCCTGGCAACATACCAGCAATGTAATTAAGACCAGCATATCCGCTAGTTCTATATGGCTGTTGCTGTTGTTGACTGGCTTCCCATTGTTGCTGCTGAATATCGGCAGCACGATTGGCAGCAGCAGCCTGAGTTTTTGAGGCTTGATTTGCAGAATAAGCAGAATAAGCTGTTGCTGCTGCTGTTACACCTACGGCTACCCATGTCATATTTGAACTCCCTCTAATGCTTTCTCTTGAGCCAATTGCTTCAAGTTGTTACTAGAATCAAATAAAGCCAATTCGTCTGGCTCAATCAATTCCGCTTCAATTTCATCTAAATCTGTTTTATCTGTTGCATGAACAGTAACGCCAATCGAATCTTTTACAGCTAAAGTTACTCTTTTTGTGCCTGATTTACTAGCAATTATATCCCCTGCTTTAAGGGTTTTCATACCATTTTCAGTCCAAGCAATGATTTCTCCTGATACGCACATAAAGAAATGATCTTTTTTATGAACTTTGCCAACAATGACTGTTCCTGCTGGTCTGAATACTTTTCTGCAATACATTCCATCAGAAAAATAATGCTCCGTTTCCAACTCTGCTTGTGGCATTTTTGCCATTTCACTTTGCAATCTATCAATTTGAGTTCTTGATGGAACTTTTGATAAAAACCCTAATTCCAAAGAATTTTCCTCTTTTTTTGGAATTAATGGCTTTTGAATTACAGAATGCTCTGCAAGCTGATTGTTATAAGTCATAAGTTGTAATAAGGAATCTTAAAAGGCTGACCATTAACAGTTACATTAATAAAACCAACTGGGTTTGCTGGCAAAGTTCCGCTTCCTGCTGTGGCAGTTGGCGATGAGCTAAAGTTTAGCAATCCTAAAAAGAATTGTTGCCAAGCCCTTGTTGGTCTATTAGTGGTTTTATCCAAAAATTCAGTTTGTGGATAAACCAATATCTGAGGGGTATTTGGCAGAGCCATTAGTTATCCCCTGGGCTTGCTTTTAGGTTCGCTGATACGATTACAGCTTTAACTGGATCAGTTACAACAACTTCAAAAATTCGATCCCTAGACCAGCCTAAACGCCTCCAAATGGCACGATTTTGATATTTTCCAGCTTTACCTATGGAAACCCAATGCTCATTTGACCAACTAGATCCGCCATCATTAGACCAACGCAACATAGCCTGTGGATTAGTCAATATTTGTTGAGCGCCAGCTTGATTTGGAAGCCCTAGATAGTAAATATCATTTGCTGGAATACGCAAAGGGGCTGTCAATGGAATAACAAAAGGATTACCGATATATCTACCAAAATCAACAGAAAGACCACCAACTCCAACACCAGGCTGGAATTGGATCTGCATTTCGTCAAAAAATTGGCGTTGAAGATCGGTAACAATATGAGGCGCTCTACGAACTCTGCGAACAGTATGGTTATCGTCTGTGTAATTGTTTTTATCTAAGGCATAGATTTTGCCGTTTTCCCAATCTCCAACAAGATTCATTCCTTGGAAAAGGGCAGCGCAATTCCCTCTATGTCTGTGGAAAACATTGTTTGAATCCACCCAAAGCCATTTGTGCCAAAGTCCTGTGGTTACATCATAAGCCCAAGTTAAATCAAGAGTTGGGAATGTAACTACATAAACTTCATGTCCTTCAAGCTGATAAGTCCATCCAATAGCATCATCAATATATTGATTTGCAAGGGTATTTTCTACGGCATGGGTTGAAATGCGAGTTGGCGTATAGCCTTGCATCATCATAATTTGCCCTTGACCTCGAATATTGCGAGATACATAGGCAAAAGAATTACCCATTCTGGCTACTGAAAACTTGGCTGCAATACCATGCTGAGTGGATGTGCCTGGAATCCTTTGGAATGCAAAAGGGAATGATCCAGCATCAGTCCATACTTCCGATGAGTTTTCGCCCATTAAATAGACTTCTCTATGATCTACGATTAACGCCACCAAATCATCAGGAGCGCCATCTTTAGAGCCAAAAGATAAAGGCTGTGTAATAGGAGAAAGAATGTCTGAGGCAGCCCATTGTTGAGTGTCTGGTCTGTTATAGACAAACATATTGTCCATAATATCTACGCTTGTTCCACCTTCAAAAGCGCCATCAGAATTTGGAAGCTGAGTAAAGTTTAAGGCATACATGGTTTCAGAGCTTACTGTTTGAGAAGCATCATTATTTAAAATGTATGTCCCTGTTCCGCCTGATCCAGTTCCAAGAGCTGTAATGATAGTGTTTGCAGCAATTCCAGCTCCTTGAATAGTTTGACCCAAATACAAAGTTCCTGAAGCAACCGAGCTTACTGTTAGGGTTACTACTAATGAACTTCCTGACCCTGCTGATGCAATTGAACCAGTAAAAATAGCCCCATTATTTGCGCTATTTAAAGTTTGGCTTGCTACTGTTTGGCTTTGATTTACAGTCCAAGAAAATCCTGATCCAGCAGTAATAACTGTTTCAGGCAATACGCCAATTCCAAATACAGATTGACCAACAGCAATTGTTCCGCTTTGTTTGCTGGTTACATTTAATGTAGTTCCGCTAATAGACCCTTTAAATATGGCATTTGCAGGATTGTTAATTCTCCATGTATAACGATCAGCACCATCTACAATGTAAACATTTATGCCGTTATCAGTAATGCCAACAGGCCCTGTTTCAGTTGTTAACTGACCAATAATAGATGGAGTTAAATTTGGGCTTAATGCGTAAACATAGTTTCCACAAACAACAACAAGCTGACCCCCTCCTGAAACTGTTCGCATTCCACGAATAGGCTCTTGATTTGGAAGGGCTGATTTAAGAGTTAATCCTGGCGTTGGATAAAGGGCAATAACGCCCCTTGAATCTTGTGGTTTCGTTGGATCTAGCTCTGGAAACCAGTTGATACATTCTTGAGCATCTTGATAGATACTAGGTGCTTCATAGGAAGCGCCAACAAAGCCAAAGTCTGCCATTATCTAAAGAATCCGCCAGTTAAGATCCAGCCAGCATCCCTGCTCTTGCTGTTTGTAAGCACATCAGCATAAGTAGAAATTTGGGAAGGATTCATATTAGTCCGCTTGACTGTTGCTTTTGCTTGAGCAGCAAAGGCATTAATCATCTGAATTTGAGTTGTATTAACTTTGCCATACATAGGCAATAATCTCTCAGCTAAACACCATCTAAGCGCATTTGAATAGCCTTGAGGGAAATCTAATGGAGTATTGATGTTTTCAAAACGGCTAAAAATGGTATTTGCAAACAAATGCAATTCACCCTGGGAAGGGTTAGGCCATACAAATAAATTACCAGAATCAGATCCAGGATTGAAATAAATTGCTTTAGGCCAAGGGCCATTCAATGTTTTTAAACCAATTAGCTCATATTCCTGCAAGGATAAAACCGAGCATTGATAGTCTAATCCGCCATTAACAATTGGCTGACCATTGGATGTTGTATTGATGCGAACAAAGCATGAATCAATACTTAATGGCTTTTGATAATAAGCTGTAACAGTTGTGGAAGCTACTGTCTGATTAATATTGACATAGTAAGTTCCAGTTTCATTAATATTACCGCCAGCGCCTGTTATAAAACTGGTTATCTTAGTGCCAGGAGTAATTCCAAATCCACTAAGGGTTTGCCCTTGTGCAATAGCGCCTGAATTAATGCCAGTAACAGTAAGAATATTGCCTGAAATTGAGCCTGTAAATGAAGCGCCAATGAAGTTTTGGGTGCTTGGATTAGGGCCAATAGTGTATTGAGTTTGCCCAGCAATCAATGGAAATATGATTTCGGTTACATTGTAAACCATCATATTTTCGTTTGACCATTGGTCAATCATGTCATTTAGCATATCAAAAGCATCTTGCGCTTCGTCTGGAGTTGGTTTTTCTCCAGCAGCAATAGCGCCAATGTCTTTCATTGCCCTGGTAATGATGTCAATTGCTTGTGCCATATCAAATCTTTAATTTAAAAGTTGGTAGATCCCAAGGCTTAGAAATTGGAGCAATTTTGCTTAAATTTGCTAACTGATTTTCTAAGTTTGATTTTATTACGCTTGTTTCGTTTTGGGTAGATTCTTCTTCAAGCCATCGAATTACATCCACCTCAAGCATTCCTTTGAACGCTCTTTTATTTGCCTCTGTTGGAAAATCCCAATATCCTTCTGTTTCAACTGAATTTTCTCCATCAGTTGCTTTTAAGCGATATTTAACTTGAGAAATTAAATCATCTTGCCCAAGAATATCTAGGATTTTCCATTCATAGGAAATCATGCTGTATAAGTTCCAGAACTTGTGAACTTCATAATGGTAAATGCACCGCTAGTAGTAATTGTTGGGCTTCCAGTAGTTGATCCTGTGTAATTTGCAGTAGGAACGGAAACATAGCAAACTCCAGATCCACCTTGCCCACCAGCAGCCCCACTACCGCCACCACCACCACCGCCTGTGTTTGCAGTTCCAGCACCACCAATTCCGCTAGATACTCCAGCGCCACCACCTCCATTACCACCAGCTCCGCCAAGGCCTCCAAAAGCAGCACCACCACCGCCACCGCCAGCTAAATAAATTGTTGAACCAGTAATGATGGTTGATAAACCAACGCCTCCAGCTCCAGCTTGAGCAACTCCACCTCCAGCATCATAAGATGTTTGTCCTACTGCTCCAGCACCGCCACCGCCACCGCCAGCATAACTAAATCCTGTTCCGCCAGCGTTTCCTTGACCAGAAGTTCCAGCTCCTCCAGGAGATCCATAGTTACCAGATGAACCACCTTGCCCACCACCGCCTGAACCTCCAGAAGCTCCTGCTCCACCACCGCCATGACCTCCGCCAACAGCTATGGTAATTCCAGTAATGCTTGAATCAACACCATTTGTAGATGATGCGCCACCAGCGCCAATAATAAAAGTATAAATAGTTGACGGAATAAAAGTTAAAGAAGATGTTAAATATCCACCAGCTCCGCCACCAGCTCCTTCATTTCCTCCTGATGCACCACCGCCACCGCCAGCAACTAAAACATAAGATGCGGAATAGCTTGCTTCTGATGTTGTTGTAAATTTAACCCAATCTCCAGCCTGATAACCTTCAAAAAAACCACCGCCATCTGTGTTGTAACGCAAAATTCCCTCTGTTGGGGTTGCGCTTCTTTGTGAGGTATTTCCAACAGGAATAATCATTTCTCCTGTTCCTGTCATTTCAACAGAGCCAGTTACAGTTAAATTTGTAACAGAAAGATTGCCAGAAGTATCTTCAATAAGCAAAGTTCCATCAGTAGCAGGAATGGTTACTGTATTGTTTCCAACAGCGTTTTCATTGGTTACTGTTAATTGACCGCCAGCATTGGCTAAAAATACTAAATCTGACATGATTTATTCCTTAAACAATTTCAATCCAAGATTTAGTTGCTTCATCCCAATTATATATTTTTCCATCATTAGGCTTTGCAACAGGAGCTTGCCATGTCCAAGTTGTGTTATTTAAAGTCCAACTTGAAAATGGCTGTGGAGCATAGAAAACATCGTTAGCTTGGTCATATATATAACCAATTCCAGCATAGTTACCACGCAAAGGGATTCCGCCTTGAGTGTGCTGACCACCAATGGTGTTATAGCTAGTTTGAATCCATTGACCAGGTGATGAATCTACGAATGTTGTAAAAAATTCTGGTTCAGCAACAATAACTTGCGTTACTTTTCCATTGACTACTTTTGCAAAATGTCCCATATAAATCTCCGTTTAAGCTGTATAAGTTCCGCTAGATGTAAATTTGATAATAGTATTACTTCCGCTAGTAGTTACTGTTGGGCTGCCAGTTGTAATTCCAGAATAAGAATCGGTTGGAACAGAAATAATAACAACTCCTGAACCTCCGTTAGCGCCATAATCAATAGTTCCACCAGGGCCTCCAGAGCCACCACCGCCACCAGTATTTGTTCCGCCAGCAGACATACCGCTACCACCAGTTCCACCGCCACCCAAACCGCCAGAGCCACCGCTACCACTATTGTGTGCGCCAGCTCCACCGCCACCAGCATAATAAACTGAAGAACCTGTAATGGAAGATGCAGAACCATCACCACCATTACCGCCTCTATTTGATTGCGCTCCTTGTCCAGCAGCACCAGCTCCGCCTCCACCACCACCGCCTTGGACATTGTTTAGATCGCCATTTCCACCTGCATTACCTTGGCCTGAAGTGCCAGAGCCTCCTGTGGCTGGGCTATTTCTGCCTCCACCGCCACCCCCAGAACCACCGCTATTTCCACCAGAGTTTTGAGCTGAACCGCCACCACCACCACCATACGAAGTAACAGTAGAAATAATTCCGCCTGACAAAACAGAATTTCCACCATTGGCTGCGTGTGTATCGCCAGGAGCAGGTGAGCCAGCGCCTCCGCCTCCAACTGTTACTGTATATGTTATAGCAGGAACAAGTGTTGCTGTGCTGGTTAAAAAACCGCCACCACCACCACCGCCACCAGCACGACCACCACCACCGCCACCAGCGACTACTAAATAAGTAGCTGTATATGGAGCTTTAGCACCTGCTGACCATCCAAATGCAGATAATGATGCAGCGCCAATTCTTGATAATCTAGGCATTATGCAAACTTGGATTGAGAAGCTAAAACAGTAAATGTAGCTGAACCAGTTTTGATAATTACATAGTTATAAATATCAATTGCGCTAGCATTTCCGCTACTTGGTGCAGAACCCCCCTGCCATTTTGGAGTAATAGCATTTCCATCAATAGTTACAGCAGAATTGTAATAAGCAGTAGATCCATTTGTTGCCATAAATGTTGCTGACATTGATTCGCCAGTTGCCATTACAGTATCCAATGAAGTTCCGCTTGATCCTCTAAAATTAACTGTGAAATTACCGCTTGCATTAGTTGTGTAATACAAAACCGATTGAGTTGTAATGTCATAATTAATTGTTCCTGTTGCAGCAGTAGCCGAAACAGTTGCAACTTCTTTAATATTTGGCGTTTTAAATGCTGCTGCGCTTGCAGTTCCAGCTAAAGTTAATGCAATTCCAGATAACAAACCAGTAGAAGGATTAATGCTGATTTTTGTTGAACCAGTATTAATTCCAGTAATAGATCCACTTGTTGCACTTGTAAATGTTAAATAACGAGTTGCATTTGTGCTTGTATCATCAGTTACAGTTAAACCAGAAAAAATAGCTTGCCATGTTGGAGCTGATGCGCCATTAGAAATAAGGGCATAACCGCTTGTGCCTGTGCTTCCAGCCAATGAAATAGTTCCATTTACTCTTAAATTAGTAAATGTGCCAGCTAAAGGCGTTGTTCCGCCAATAACTAAATTGTCCATTGTTCCAGCAGAAGTTGGAGCTATTTGAACACTTCCTGATCCTGATGGATTAATATGCACATGACCAGTTCCAGTAGGGCTAATGTCAATTTGTGCATTTGTGCCGTTTAAATTAGCAGATACATCAATAGTTACATTGTTTCCACCGCCAGATCCCCATTGGATTTGATTTGTTCCGCTTGCATTACGCAATGCACCGCCAGCAGAGGAAGTTGCATCAAAATAAGGACTTTTTACTGCCGTTGAGCCAGTAATTGTTGTGCCATTAATTGTGTTTGCAGCAGTTCCGCCAATTGCAGGAGGGGAGGATAAATCTAAAGTTCCGCCTAATGTAAGGCTTCCGCTAGAAGTAACTGTTCCAGTAAGAGTTAAACCATTTACAGTTCCAGCTCCACTTACAGAAGTTACTGTTCCAGTTGTAGGAGTTGCCCAAGATGGAACTCCTGAAGCCAAAGTTAAAACTTGACCATTTGTTCCAGCAGCTAAAAGAGCAGTAACTCCAGCAGCAGATTGATAAGGAAGTGATCCTGCTGCTCCGCCAGCCAAATTAGTAGCTGTTGTTGCTGTTGTTGCACTTCCAGCAGTTGTGGCAGTTGCAGCATTTCCAGTAATTGAGCCAACAATAGGATTAGTTACAGTTAAACCACCTAAAGTGCCAACTCCTGTAATCCCAGAGTAGCTACCACTTAAATAGCTAGTTCCAACTGTTCCGCTAGTAATTTGTGATCCAGCAATAGAAATATCGCCATCACTTGCGCTAGTAATTTGACCTTGAGCATTTACAGCCAAAATAACGGCTTTGCTTGAAGATCCATAGGTTGCAGCAGTAACGCCAGTATTTGTAATGCTAAATTGAGTTCCAGCTAAAGTTAAACCAGTTCCTGCTGTATAAGTAGAAGATACGCTAAAGTTTGCCCAGTTAATTGCTGTTGTGCCTAATGTTCCGCCTGGCTGCGCTGTGCAATACCATGCAGATCCACCTTGGCTTCCTTCAATAATGAATGTAATAGCGCCTAAATATTCATTCCAATCATCAGCGCCAACAGCTCTTGACCATGCTCCTGCTGCTGCTGTGTAAATACCATTATCGGCAGCATTAGTTTGGTTTTTAACAAGAACTCGATCTCCAGCAGCTAAAGTAACAGTATCTACTGTTAAAAGCCCTGAAAGTGTTGAAATATTGGCTGTTGAGGCAACTAAACAAGGCTCTTTCCAGCTTAATCCAGCAGCATAGTAATCAACATATTGCTTGTTCGCTACATCAGTTGGTGATACAGGAGCAATTAATACGCTTGCTGAAGTAAAAGCACCAGTAGAAGGAGTTGTAGCCCCAATTGGGCTACTGTCTATGGTGCTATTGGTGATATGCAAACCTGATTGTTCAGGATCAGGAATTGCATAAAAGGGCTGTCCTTGCCCTATAAAAGTCTGAAAATTACCATCAACATCAAAATACGCCTGAACAGGCAATAAATTTTGAACTGACGAATCGGATGGATTAGCCATTTTATTCCTTCAGGGTAAACCCTAATTAGTTTTGAGTGCCAACAACAGTTACATATAAAAGACTAGGGCCAGCAGCAGAACCAATGGCAGTCAATGTAAATGGAGTGTTAGGAACTGCCAAAACAATAGGCAAAGTCATCAAAGGAGGCAAAACAAAACTGCCAGGAGTTCCTGCAACTGGTAATGTAGCAGCAGGAGCTGTATCAAGGCTGGAAATTTCTACTGCAACAGCAGCAGCTCCAGTATTGATAAACGAGGCATAGTTGATTTGATCGTTAGATGGGTTTGCAATTTGCAAAGAGGAAGTTGCAGAAGCTGTAACCGAGAGAGCATAGGTTTGACCTAGAGGCCGTATAACAACTGTATTAGACATAGTTGTGATCCTTTAAAAAATATGGACTTTCCATATTATGAGCTAATTTTACACAAATAAATAGAAAATTTTTAGCGATTTCTAAGCCAATCGCCTAAATGACCAACAAAAGTTTTATTGCCAGTATGACCCATTTTTATTTCAGGATCGCACCAAACTTTTCCACCTATTTTTCGCCATCTTATGCAAAAAGAATAATCTTCGCCATATTTTTTTCCTGGCTCAATGTAATGACCAAATAAATCATAAAAAAGATGGTCTTTAGCCCCATCATGGAAATATTGATTTGGATAGGCTTCAATCATTTTTGCTATGCAATTGCGACTAATTTTCATAAATCCTGTGGGAATGCCTTCTACTTCCAAAAGCCCAGTTTCAGGATCTGCCCAAAGTTCAGGTTTATCCAAATATTTAATAGGAAAATTAAGCTCATCAACTCTAAATGGATAGATTCCACCTACTAAATCAACAGGATGATCTACTAGCTTTAAAAGAGCGCCTTTTTCCCATGAAACATCGGCATCAACAAAAACAAGGCAATCTGATTCAGTTTTATAAAAATTGGTTGCAATTGCGCCTCGACAATCGGCAATATAAGCACTTCCAATCTCATCAATAAGTGTAAAAGTATCGCCTCTTGATACTAAAAGCACTAAATCTTGAATTAGGGATCTCATTGTCCCCATGTGAATTGTTCCTGTATATGCTGGAACGGCAATAGTTATGTGCATCTTTTTCCTTCACAAAAAGAAAAAGCCCCTCCTTTTTGGGGAAGGGCTTTGTTACTACATCAAAATTAAGCTGTTAAGCCTAAGTTTTGCAATGCAACGATTACTTTGTTAACTGCAACAGAGATTGCTGTGCTATCTGCGTTGGTTGCTAAAGTTGTAATTGCGCTTGCTTGAACAACAGGAGTTGCACCATAAAAACCTAATTTATTGGTTGCAGATCCAACGATTTGAACGCCATCGGTTGAATCACCATTGAATAGGTAATGTAGTGATACTGTTGATGCTGGGCCTGGATTAGACATAATAGTTTCCTTTCTTATCCGTTAAATTAAGCTGCTACTCGGCAAGCCAACTCTGGGTAGAGTGGGGCCCATCCGTATAGAACATCCAAACGAGTTGGGATCGAATCGTTGTTAATGGTGTATTGACGAACTACACGCATTGAAAGACCGATTTCCTTGTCGCTTGCACGACCAGCAAAATGAACGCCTTCTGGCAACTCCAAATCAGCAGCAGCCAATGTGAAAGCATTGCGATGCATGATGATGTTTTGTGGAGATACTGCGCCAGTCTTGTTGAAAGGAGTTACAGCAGCAGCGCCAGGAGAAGGAATGCTTACATTCTGGAACTGACCAGCAGTAATAACAGCAGGAGAAACCACAACTGACAATGCACCAGAGCCTGAAACAGCTTGCTTAACAACAAAGTTACGCAACTTGTTAGAGCCATAGGCTTGACGATTTTGTGGGTTAACTGCATAAACACCAGCGATTTGAATCACATCGCCAGCATTCAGATTAGCTGTGCCACCTGAAGGAGTGATGCTGATGGTAGAGCTAGAAGCCCAGCCAGAAGTCAAATAACCAGTTGCTGTTGAAGTGTTGGTTGCCAATGTAACGCCAGCATAAGAACCGAATGTGTAGGAAACAATGTTTTGATCCATTTTCCAGTTCATACCACCAGAATCACGACCCATTAAGCCCTTAGTGTATTGCTCACTAATTGCTGTTTGTGGGTTGAACAAGCCTTTCAAGCTGTTAACGATAGTTGCTGATGTGAATGGCTCAACGATACAGCTTCTGCGACCATCACGAGGAGCGCCTTCGGCATCAAGATAAGCCTGACCAGTCAAATAAGTAATCAGATCAGTAGGAGGAGTTCCTGCTTCACCAACGATATTTGCTGTGTTAGCAGTAGCCATAACTAGACCATCACGATCAATTTTGTTGGCGATAGCTGCAACGGCTGGTTTCAATACACGATCAGAGAACATATCCAAGCTCAATGCCAAGTCCTGAGTTGTGAATTGTGTATCCACATGGAACTGGGTAGAGAGAGTTACAGGAACAGAAGTTTCGTTGAAATCTTCAACATTCAATGCTGGGCCAGTTGTTCCAATGAAACGGCCTGGTCTGCGGACATTGACTGTGTTACCGATTTTTGCGCCAACTACTGCGAACTGGTCATCATAGTTACGATCTACTTCAGAAGTAAATGTAAGTTCGTTTTCCAAAACCATCAACGCTTCGTTGGTGATCTTGGAGATGGTTAATAGAGTATTACTCATTTCTCATTTCCTTTTTAGAGAATATTAGGGTTTTCCTTACCTAATTTTCTTACCTAAACGATAGGCTTTCCATTGAACATAAGTTCCATGAAATTCACCATTGGAATCTATTGGAGTGTCTGCTGCCGAGCCATTCGTTTTTAGTGGAGAAATAGGTGCAGGAGCTTTAGACTTCGCTACAACAGGCTTCCCTTCAGGCTTAGATTCAGCTTTCGCCTCAAACTTTGCCTCCAATTTCCCAAACTCTCTCAAAGCACTAATAGCTGACATTTGATTTAATTTTTCAGCCAGCTCTGGGTTTTCGGCTAAGTGATACATGATCTTAGGGCCTACATCGCTCTCATAAAGCGCAGCCTTAATCTCATCACTTACGATAACTTCGCTGGATTGAACCATATCATCAAAATCAGGCAATTCAGCCTTAACTTCCTCAATTCGCTTGCTCCAGGCTTTCATTTGCTCTGCCTGTTGCGCTTGAATTTTGGCTTCAGCTTCTGCCTTTTTCATGTCTGCAATAGCCTTCTCAGCCGACCATTCGCTTAATGCCTCTGCATATTCAAAAGCATCATTAAATTGGCTTGGCTGTGGCTTTTCTGATAAACCATCAGATTCCTGTTGAACAGGCGCTGATTGTTGCTCATATTGCCGTAAACGCTCTTTAAGCTCTCTAGCCTCATTTGCTGCTGCTTCAGCTTTCGCCTCTGCTTCAGCTCTGCGCTTAGTTAACTCAGAAAAACGCTTTTCAAGTTTCGGATTTGGTTTCCGATCTTCTGTTGGAGTTGCCTCTTTATCAGCATCATCTGATCCACTCTCACCTTCAGCGTTGGCTGGCTCTGCTGGAGTTTCCTCAACAGCAGCCTCAGTTGGCGCTTCTTCAGTAGCTAGACCTAGTTTTTGTGCATAAAATTCGGCTGCATTTTCGCTAGTCAATACTTGAGTTCTTGACTGTTCTTGTGTTGCTTCTACTGCTTGTGCTTCTGACATGGACTTGCTCCAAGAATAAACCCAATGAATCCATTGGTAGATACTTCAATATTAATACTGTTTTGCACATTTAACAACTTATTGCATCAATGGGTTTTGCTCATCGTCAATATCCATTGCTGCCGTTGTTGCATATCCAGCTTGTTCTAAGTTCCTGCGCTCAATTTCACGCTCTAAACGAGCTGTGTCCATGTTATGCAGCAGGAGCTGAACAATTGCATCAATTTCTGTCTTATTCTGGCTAGTAACGGCACGAGTATTTTGGTCATTGACCTTAACTTCAGCCATTGTTTCAGTATTGTGCGCTCTAGCCGTAACATCCATGAGCTTGCGATTGGTGCTGGCATCTTCCTTGATTTGAACCGCTTGAAGATTGTATTTTTGTTCCAAAGCCATTGCTTGCATTTGTTGTTGCATATCTTGAACAGCTTTTTCTGCTTGCATCAGCTTCATTTGGATTTCTGGAGGAATGTCCGATTTCTCATCAATCTGCGCTAATGGGTTAATTGCTGCCAATCGATCCGCAATAATGTCTGCGCCTGGGAAGTCCATGTTACGGAACACCAGATCGCCAGCCACATTAAATAGCTCTTGATTGCCCTGAATTAAAGGCATCATGGAGTTAACAGCCTCAAGGCGCTTAGAGTTGTAGCCAGGGCCTGTGTCCATAACCACATCGTATTGACCAACAGTAACATTGTTCAAAACTTTGCCAACAGGAGTTCTTTGGTTAATCGTAACCATTTCAGGTCTGCCATCTTCGCCAATAATACGCATTACACGCTCTGTGTCGTAAATATGAGGAATCAAATCAAGGATGATTTTTCCTGTCATACGAATAGAGCGAGTTAAATTGTCAAAATAATGGAAATTGGTAAGGTCAATTTGCTGCTGCTGACCCATTAAAGCCTTACCAGATAGATTGCCAGTCATTTGCTGCTGGGCATCGTAAACGCCTAAAACAGCCTGTAAATCTTGGCTTATCTGCTCACTAGCCGACAAAATGCCAGCAGGAGGAGGCTCTGGCTGTAAACGCTGTGGAACAGGCGCATCACGACCATCAATATCAGTTTGCTTGTATTTGAGATAAGGGAAAGATTTAGTGTTTGCTTGCGCCCACTCGCTTTCATGCCCCTCATCCTGACCTTCTGCCAATAGCCATTTAGCCTTTGGAGCAAGGGCAACAGATTCTGTAATGGATGTTTGCCAGAAGTTAAACATACGCTGTGGATCTTTCGCCATGCGAGTAAGACCAAACTTCTTGCGCTTTCCATCAACTACTACTTGCTGACCATAAACAGGCACAACTGGAATATATTTGCCAGGCCATGTGCGCTCCTCAAGGATCTCACAAGCCGTCATCTTGCACCATTTGACCATTTTGCGAACTGTTTCACGCTCATCAATAATGGTAATTCCAGCCTCTAGCATTGCCTGTTCATTAGGCAAATCTTCCTTATAAAAGCTATTGCCATCGGAAAGCATACAGAGCTTGGTGCGTTTGCGATCAATGTAGAAATATTCAGCAACTCGAATATCTTCTTTTTGAATCCATTCAGAATCAATATCGCCAGTTCCACGCATGGTGAAATTCATTTCATCAGCATTTGGATAGAGCTTTCTGAACTCCTCCTTGCTAATCATTTCAGTAATCAGGCATTTTTCCTGATCTGAGCCGTCTGGCAATACAGAATTAGGATCAAAATAGACTGTGAATGGGTTAACTATTTGGCGAATGTATATTTCTTGGTCAAAGCTATCATCCCTTACATAGTCTGTAACGATGCGCCAATAGCCCCAGCCCATGCGAACTTGGAAATCAGAGGCATTGTCATAAGCCTGATCTGCATCAGAATTGACCTCAATATGACGGCAAATGCCTGTGATAATGTCTGCGACCTTCTCATCAGATTCATTATTCATGCCATGAACCTTGATTCTAGGTCTTTGCTGGCGAATCTGATTGGTTACTTGGCGAATATACGCATCAACTTTATTGATGGTTAAGCAAGGTCTGGCTTCCAGAGTTCTACTGTTTTGAATCTCAACAGGCCATTGATCTCCTGCTGAAAACTTTAAATCTTCCTGACCTTCGGAACGATTATTGGAATCTGCTTGATTCGCAAATTGCAAAAACTTCTTAGCATCATCAATTATTGATTCAGCTTCTTCAGTTGTATAAGGCATAGTTATCCCATCCAGCCAGCAGGAACAGAGTAAACAGCCTTGGATTTGACTGGTTTTCTCGGTTCATTAATCATTAAGCCAATATACCTAAATGCGTCTGCTCCATGCGAATAATTGTCATGCAAAGGGGTTTTGCTAAACATTTTCGTATCTGGATCAACATCATATCGGTAATGTCTTAAGCATTGTAATCCTTGATGCGTATTTTCTCTATCAAAATAACATTTAGCAAAAATTGTTCTTGCTGCGTTAATGCTATCTGTTACTGGCACTCTTGGCAAGATTCTGACATTCATTCCTGTGGCCCTGACAATTTCCTCAATGGATTTGCCAGTTCCTAGATTTTTGGCAGCAGCATCATGGGGAAGCCATAAAGTGTCATAGACATAGTTAAACTTCTGCATTTCAGCCAAATACCAGCTAATTGTCTGCTGGCTGTTCTCAATATATCGAATAAGCCTAGTTTCCATGCCAATAAACTGCACAAACCAAATGGCAGTTGAATCTGACCATCCAAGGTCAAATACAGCATGGACTGGTTTGATTGGATCATATGGAACTCTAGTAATTCTGCCATCCATTTCGGCAGCCACCATTTCTTTAGCAAAGATCGCTCCATCAACAGTCTGACGGCAAACTCCTTCCCAAACTGTGTTGTAGGCTTCACGATCTCTGGCGTAAAGCGCATCTTTTTCCAGCCTAAGAGTTTCAGGAAACCAAGGATTATCTGACCAGTTAATCTTTTGGACTATTGCTCCGTCTGGCGGATTAACCACAAATCTTTGGAATGTTTCATCAGTTTCCAGCTCTGGATTGAATGAAACCCAGATTTCTGAGCCTTCTTTACGGATTGTAGGAATCAGCACATTCCAGCTTAATTTGGATGTTGTTTGGGCTTCCTCCACCCAACAAATATCCACGCCCTCAAAGGATTTAATGTTGGAAACATTGTTTTTAAGCCCAACAAAGTTAAATTCTGAGCCGTTTTTGCCTCGAATGGTGTTTTGAGTGATCTCATAGAAATCCTCAAGCCCCATTGCAAATATCTGATCGCTTAACAGCTTATGAACAGAATCCTTAATGGAAGTCTGAAATTCCCTGGCACATAGAACTCTTGTCGGTTTTTGTGCAGCAATAATGAGCAAAGCCCTGGCTATTCCCCAAGACTTTGCGCCTCCTCGACCACCATATAAAACTTTGTATCTTGCCTTGTCAAAAAGGATTGAGAGCTTCTGAGGAAACTCTGCTTTGGCAATGGCTTGTTGGACTACATCACTCACTTGGTTTGACAAAAGTTACTTGGATTCCAGTAATGGCAGTTCCATCAGGATTCTCAATAGAAGTTGCCTGTAATGGCTTTCCATCCATCCGATCCATGATCTCTTTTACCGCCCAAGGCTCACCTTCTTGAGCTGCATCAACTAATTTCTCGGCAATAGCCCTGAGTTTCAGAGCATCGTTTTGCACAAGGACTTTACGCAGCTCTCCATAAAAGAGCTTGCCCTTTCTTGCATTGTCATTGCCCTTTGGCGCTCCGCCTTTGTCAATAGTTGATTCAACTGGTAATTCCATGATTTTTCTGCCTATTTTTTGTGCACATTTACAAGGGTATACCCTATTTTTTCATAAGCATCAATAGCTTCAGATTCACACAATAAAGCCAATTCCTCATCTAAATTTTGAGCAATAAATCTAACTTCGCATCCATGATTTCTATAAATATTAATCCATTCTTTAGTTCTTTGATTTCTAGCCCCAAATGCTCTATCTCTACGCCCTTTTCCTATATAAAAAGGATGTTTGTTATCTTTTCTTAAATGAGCATAAACATAGTAATTATTTTTACTAAGCAATCCTCCTTCAAGGGTATATCTAACTAAGTTATTCATTTGCCATACTGTCTGAATTAGCCTCTGCCTCATCTACATCAGCCTGAACTTCTGGGCTGTTTTGTAGATTTGAAACAATATCAGCCTGTTGCTGTGGAGTTAACTGGCTTTGAAGTTGAACCACGATTGGGTTACATACTTTGCCAGGAAGCTCATGCAATCCCTGAAAAATGGTATTAATTTGCTCTGCGTTTAGGATCAATACAAAGTTTTTGTTCATTTTATTTCCTTGTTAGGTGGGCTACTTGCCTGAGAAAGCATACTTACTGGCCTTTCTATATAAAAGGCTTTCACCCATTGTTCATTTAGACTTCTTTGTTGTTTTCTTAGCTGCTTCACGCTTTACTGCATAAGCAATGGCAACAGCCTGTTTTACTGGTTTTCCGCCTTCTTTGATCTCTTTGGCTACATTAGATTTGAAGGCTGCTTTACTGGTTGATTTTTTAAGAGGCACTTTTTTCTCCTTTGGTTTAGGTAATTCGCCTTTGGTTACAACAGTTGCTTGCTTATAAAGCCTTGGTCTTTTCTTTGGCTTCGCCTTTTCTATGGCTTGTTCATAGATCCGATTGGCTTCTAAAGCTCTGCGTTGCATATCCTTTAATTCTGGAGGATAAACAAACAGCTCTTTGATCCAGTTTGCTAATTTTTTAAGCATTTTCCCTCCAGCAAACATCCTGCCATGACATAAGAAGGCATTTTTCGCCTTCATGCTCTACTTCTGTAAATTTTAAGTATTCGTCTTTGGCATCTTTGCCCATAGTTCCAAAGCGCACATAATCGCCAACTTGGACTGGCATTTCCTCACGCCTTCCATTGATTACACGCCCAGGGCCTACTGCCACAACTGTTCCCATGTTGTAGTTTTCTTTGTTATCTACAATCAAAATGGTAGAAAGCTGGCGCACATCAGGCTTGACAATGATTTTGTCTTTTAATGGGATCAGCTTCATTTCTTTGGCCTTCCACGCTTTTTAGGAGGCTCTGGAGTTGGCTCTGCTGTAATCGCTTCAGCCATATTGACCATAGCATCCGTATTGATGTCATAAACAGCTTCTGGAGCTATTTTTTGAACTTTTGGTTCGCTCCAAATGACCTTAAACCCTGTGTCAACAGGATGAGCTGGAACTTCAAAAGCAGCATTTTCTGAGGCAGAGTATTCTCCGCACCAGTCATTCTTGTGCTTGTTCTCGGTTTTTGGGAATCTTTTACAGCTCCCAATCGTTAAACCACCAATAAAAAATTTACAGTATTGGCAAGTTAACTTAGTATTTGTTTCAGCCACTTCAACTCCTCTTTAGTTGATGTTGGTTAGAAAGCCCCTAGACCCTTCACGCTAGGGGTTTTCGCTTTTAAATTACCACTTATCGCCAGTTGTGCGCTTGTGTTCGTAACAAACACCTTCTGTGCGACCAGTATTAAATTGCTTGTCTTTGCCAACAGAATCTTCCATTCCCATAGCAACACCGCCACGAATGCCTTCTTTACGCTCACCTGACATATCAGCCTTGTTAGCGCCTTTTGGCATAACACCGCCTGTGCGAAGGGGAATGCCTTTCATTGAATCCATTTTGCCCATGATTTTTCCTTTAGGGTTGGTTAAAACTGGTTTAATAATACAACGATTTTAATACTTTCAACGATTTTTTTGCTCATCTTCTGGATAAACCATTTTCATTCCAGGAGCTACAACAAACATTTCTTTGCCAAATTTTTTAATTAAAGACTTTCTTTCAGCTTCATCAGCATATTCTTGTTTTGGAAAAAGCCCTGTGGCTGCTGCTGCAAAGCCTGTTTTCCTTTGTAATGGGTTATATCCAACAATCTTATTAAAGATTTGAGGATGAGTTACAACTCTTTGTAGATTTGTCGGAAGATTAACAATTGTGTCCGCTAAATCTGATAAATAGCTACCACCGCTTTTTAAGCTCTCTGTATTTAGGAGTTCTTTTAGGCTTGGCATTTTGCAATTTTACTGTCTTTTTCGTCAAGAATGTCAATAAAAACAAGGCATCCGCCCTCTCTACGAACTTCTCCACGCTTAATAATTAAAATATCAATCTGCTCATCATCATCAAAAACTCCAGCATCAGTAAGAGCATCCCAAAGAGCTTTGATCCGATTATCTATATCTTGCCTTCTCCTGTCTTTGAAGTAAATAGTTACTTCCATTTCTATCCTGGCTGTTCCCAATTTAGGCACTCGATACTCAACAACATAATCTGCCACTTTTTTCTTAAATTCATTGGCATCTTTGGTCAAAAAGCGCCTATGACCATGAAAACCCCAATAGGAATTAACGCTAGGAGGAAGGGGCAATGACAAAATTAACATGATGCAAAAATACCATGATATTTATGTCTAGCTTCATTTGCCACCAATTCTGCTAATTCTAAATCATCAAAATGCCCAAAATGCATGGCTTTTTTATTCACCATAATTTGCACTTGCCATCTTTTTAGTCTTTTATACCAAGAAACACCTTTTATTCCTGAAGTATTGTTTTTTTGTATTGATTTGTTATGTTGATTTTCAGAATGCGATGCATTTCTAAGATTTTCAATTCTATTATCTATTTTATTTTTATTAATATGATCTAATTGTTTTGGAATGTATCCATAAAACATTAAAAAAATTAATTGATGTGTTCCATAAACTTTTTTATTTACTTTTGTTCTTTTATACCCATCAGAATCAATAGAGCCTGTTTCCGAACCAATTTTTATATTTGAATATTTGCTAAATTTTGATTTCCAATAAAGTTTTCCGTTTTTATAAAAAAACAATTGATTTGCTAATTCTTTATTCATTAAGTGTTTCCATTAATTCTATGGCTTCTAATGTCATTTCTTCAAATCTTGGTATGTAGAAATCCTTGTTCAAATAACAAGGCAATCGTTTTTCTGTGGGCATCCTCCCAAAATTCCACCCTTTCGCTTTTCGACATTTTAGACCCTTGGTCAAGCTCTGAGTGGCATTTGAAGCATAAGCTGGCAATTCGATAGTCATGCGCTTTAATTCCCTTTCCTTTTCCATCCCTTAATTGATTTGAATGAGCTGCAACAACTGTTCCATCAGATATTCCGCATCCCTGGCATGGAAATCTGCGAACTATTTCCAAAAGCTGTTTATTTCGATACATTAAAAAGGCTCTGTAAGATCAACATAACTAAACAGCTCTTTTGGCACATCATAATAAGCCTCATGTTTTGTTGCATCACGCAGCTCAATTGTGTCAAATTCCAAAGCCTTGTGGCCCATGATCCAGTAGGCATGGCGCATATCTTGAGTTAATGCAAAAAACAGCGTTTTAGGCACTTCCAGCATATGCTTTTTTCGAGCTGGCACATGAATTGTTGGGAATGGGCATGGATTCCATTGGCGAACTTCAACTTCAGCAAAACCAGCTTGTTTACCATTTTTATAAACAATTAAATCAGTCCCATATTTATCAGGATTGTCTTTTGCCTCCACGCCCCATTTCATTTTTAACCAAGCAGCAACAGCAGCTCTAGCTGGAGGATCGTATTTGTCATGCAGTTCTTGATCGAACTTTTTAATCTGCATGAGCCACATCCTCAAGTTTAAGCGCCACTTCTACCAAATCATTAGCAATTTGATACGCCAACGGCCTATCTTGAGCAATCATAGCCTTGTAATACTCATCAATTAGTTTTTTTGCTGCTAAATACGGAACGCTAAAATCTCTCATTTTTTTGCCTTTTCTATCATTTTTTTCTCAAGCCCACGAACAAAGCAAATTACACATAATTCGCCCTCCCTGTAATACTGATTGTAAAAATACATTTCTTTTATTTCGTCATCAGTAAGTCTTTTTACTTCAAAAGCATCTTCCCATTTCATTTCTCTTATGCCTTTCTATTGGAATGGATCAAACAAAAACAATAGGAAACCGCAAACTAATGCGCTACCAAAAAACACCAAGACAAACTCAATAAATTCCCCAATCATTTCTCTTGTGCCTTTCTTAATATTGCTTTAGCCAAAGTCAAAGATATTGGTTCAATTCCTCTATTTATGTTTTGCATAAACAACTCTTTATCAAATCCTGATTCAAAAATTGTTTTGTATATTTCCTTATCGGTTAGTTCTTTTACTGGATGGGTATAAACATCAACCATTTCTCTATCAGGGCAACATGAAATTAAATTGGGTTTGAATCGCTTTTCATGGGCAAGTCTTTCATCACTCCAGCTTGAACCGCAATTAAGGCAAAGCTGTCCTATTGGCTTTTTCATTTCTCTTGTGCCTTTCTTAATATTGCTTTAGCAAATTCCATCATTCCTCTGTTTTTGTATTCTCTGTTCCAATGCTTTCTGATTACTTCTTCTATTTCCTCATCTGTTAGTTCTTTTACTGGATGGGTATAGAGTGGAATCCAGCCATCCATTCGTGAACCATTAGCGTTAAAAAATGTTCCTTCATCGCTATATCGACAGCCCCAAGGTTCACCATCATTTATAAGCAACTCTGCTACTGGTTTATTGTTCATCACTCACTCCATTTCACATCATGTTGAGCGCCAAATGCGCTAATAATTTCCTGCAAATCATTCATTTCTGATTTAGTCATGTTGCTTGTTGATCTACCCAGCACAACAAAACCACCTTCAATTCCTGGCACTACATCCTGCTTTTTCATAGCTGCCGTAAAAACATCCTTCCATTCTTGAGGAGCTAGTTTTCTGCCATACCAGTCAACTTGACGGCTTACATCGGTTAAAAGCGCCCATAAGCGATTGTTTTGCATCAAAGACCTAGTAGGCTGCTTAATCGTTACAAAAAAGCCTTGTGGCGCTGTTTTGATGGCTTCTTGGGCATTTTTACGCACCATGTCATTAGCCAAAATAAAAGTCTTATTTCCATTCTCCATACTCATCAGCCCTATTCCCTTTCACCCATTGATCTTCAAAATCTCTTAACAACTGCCAGTCAAAATTGCTTTTATGCACATATTCCCTAAATTCTTTTAGGCCCATGCGTTTTCTGATCCTAATCAGCTCTCGAACAGCGCATTTGTGTTTATGCTTTTGTTCATTCATTTAATCTTTTTGCAAATTTCAGCCATAAAATCAATTAACCCATCAGGGCTATATTCTCTTTCATATTGAGTGCATCTCCTTCCAGGTTGCCCCTTAATTCCGCAAATAGTTTTCCAAGGCTGCCCCCCCCTAATTGGTATTTCAGGTAAATCTTTAGGTTCTATTCCAACGATATATAGGTGTGTCCATTTTCTTGCTACATGACCAAAATGATATTGATCTATAAGCAAAGTAAAGCCACCAAATTCATCAGGAAACTCACCTGGCATCGGTAATGATGCTTCTTTCCACAATCTACTACCTTTAGGATGCTCCAAAACACCGCCATTTTTACGAACTTTATCCAAAGCAAACCAAGCTAAATCTTTTTCATCAGGTCTTGGATTAGCCATATGACTTAAACGCCCCCAAGCCCTGCATGGTGGATGAGCAATAACTGGATAATTTTCATTAAAATTTCTAGCATCTCTGTCAATGTCATAAACATCAAAACCAGTTAAATCTTTGTATCGGCTATCTTTTCGAGCAAAAAGAACGGCTATCATTTTTAAAACAATGCCTCCTCAAATTTGAAAACAGGCTTATTGACCTTTTTAGCCACAATTTTCCATTCAGGCCGTAAAGACACCAGATATTGAGCTTCAGTTTTGCTTTCAACCTGGCGAATCATGCCCAGTTCGTCATAAATGTAATAAATCATGCGCTTTTCCTTTTATCTCTTTGGTCAAGGATAAATTTCTTCATTTCAAAATAACTGTTAAAACGAGCCATACGAGGATCTCCGCCACATTCGACCCTATATGCCTCCTCAATCTGTTGCTCTGTTCCTAGAGGCAATTCCTTGGCTTTCTGAGCCTCTTGTATGACCCACTCAGCCTTAAATCCTCTCCAGCCTCTTTCACAGCACATTTGCATTACTGCTTCAAGACTTAGTTTTGCCTTTTCAGCTTCACGCTTAAGTCCTTTTAATGCTGTTTCAGTTATTGGAGCTTTATGCTTTTCCCTTAACTTTTTAAAATCTTTCCAAACCAAATCACTAACGCCTTCAGGCGTATTAGTATTTATTTGTTTATTGGTTATTGGTTCTTGGT